TTGTTGCGTTGGTCAAATGTCTGTCTCGCATAGACTCAAACAATGCTTGCAGACTAAGGGTGATTTGTTCTTTCATTTGGATGTCCTCAACTTAACTTTTTCTATTGATAACTTATCTTTGTAACTCATTAAAAATGCACTGATAGCAAGAACCAAAATGCCAACACTCTCGTAAATAATGTTGATGGGTTCCGTTCCTTTCGTTGTCAGTATAATCATCCGTGTCAGTGCGGTGATCGCAATGATAATTGGTAATGTCACTGGTATACGGTGGTCATTGTAAAATGCACCCACCATGCCTAGTATTTCTGCATAGATGAACAACAGAAATAAATCAGCCAGAGCAAACTTTCCCTGACTACCAAACATGTGAACAATATCATACCCAGCAGCCCACACTGTACCAGCGACGATGAATAACAGCAGGGACTTTTCAATGTGCAGGATACCGCGTGACACATGTCTCTTTACTTTCAAAGAATCAATCATGACTTTTTCTTGCGGGGAGTTCTCTTCTTCTTTGCTTTGATTGGTTTGTTGTACTCAGTGATACCCAGAGGTTCCATCAGTTTTTCCAACTTAGGATACACGGACAACAAAACACCATCCTTGACCGCAGTAAGCACCTTCGCCTCGTTTGCGTGAACACCTTCAAGAATCTGCAACCAGTTCATTTCACGTTTCCAATCTGGCAACTTGTTCATGTTACTTGCGGGATCAAAAAACTGTGAGATGCGGCGCCACTCCAACTGAATAGATGTTTCGCCCATACCTTCTGGAATATCTTCTTTGAGTTTAAGATTATCTGGTTGACCCTCTGGTAAATTCCACTCTACCTGTTGAGCACCAACTCCGATGCGTACAAGTGGCACTAGAGTCTGATTAGTACCGGCCCATTGCTTGAGTCGCGTCACCTGTTCATCAACTGACTCACCCTTTAATACCCAATCAAACCCTTCGTCGGTTTGTCTAAATTTCATTTCAAAATTCCTCTATTTTATCCATCAAGCGATGCAAATTAAATTTACTGAAATACTTATACATGTCGTCACGACCTTTATTTTTTTGTCGTTCGTACTGTGATACAATTTCATCTTTGATATTCTGTGGCGTCTGTGATAAGTCAACCATAGTTCGATTGCGAATGTATCCCTCTACCATGTCACCAGTGACCCACTCTTCTGGTTTTTGTGTCTTCCACTCCGCAATGAGAGTTTTACGAATAGGTCTCTGTCGTTTGCTACTTACAAACACATCATCATCACTCAGAATGTTAGGCACACCATCACCCTTGTCACCTGATATGATATGTTCCATCAAAATTTCTTGTGCTGTAGAAGTAATCTCCACAAACTTTTTGCGAATCGGCGACCACTGTTTGACATTCTGCCACTTCTGCAACTGTTGGAAGTCATGGTCAGCAGAGACGATCAAGAAAGGTTTTGGTTCTTGGAATAGTGGGTGTTCGGTTAGATCGTTTTCTTGACTGTACTCGGCAAGTGTACCGATCACATCGTCTGCCTCTGCACCCGTTACATCAATGACAGGGTACGGCATAAACTCATCAAGTTCTGACTTGACCTGACCCAGACAGTCAAAGATAGTGTTCCAATCGTAACCACTATCCTCTCTAGATTTCTTGCGACTAGCTTTGTAGTTCGGGAATACCTCTCGTCGCCAGTATCGGCGATTGTCACAGGAGATAACGATCTCACCATACTCATCACCCCACCTAGTTCGGTAACTCAGTATGGTACTCAAAATCATGTGACGAATCAGATCAAAATCTACATCACTCGTTTTTCTTTTGTTCATCTCAGCCATCAGGTTACTGATACTGATCTGATTATAATCAACTAATATCATCTTCCATTCCCCACACAATTCCAAGATCGGGATAGTATGTGTACTTCTCCCTCTTAGGATTTCCATCCTCATCATATGCCATTGCGACACACCGGCGGATCATTCTCTTCTCCATGTTTTCACCATAGAAGTCAGAGACCCAATCGCCGTTTCTCAGATAAGTTTCCATGTTTCCGATATAAGACTTAACCATCTGTTCTTGTGATATAGAACCTTTGATACCTTGTCTTACCTGTTGACGCAGAGCAGGCAGTTTTGATTTGTTTGCCTTGATCCACGCACGAACATTCGCAAACGATAACGGATCGTCTTCTGGTAGTTCTAGGACAGTGGGGTGTACGTTTTTGTACTGTGGTGGGTTTTCGCGGGCACGTTTCTCACGCGCCAACTTGAGACGCTCCGCAGAAGCGGCACGTTGTTCCTCGGTCATAGGTTTACGCCTACGTCGAGTCTTTGGTTTACTGGTGGTTGCCATAATGGACTCCTTGTATTACTAGTATATAGTAACACAGAGGAGCCTCGGATGTCAAGGATTAAAATCCCTGACCAAAATGGATGATATTGTCAATGATTAGAGTTCGCCACTGTTGACGTTCTATATCAAACACCGTGACATTGGTATCCGATTGAGTACCAGTGCCACTGGTTTTGGGCACAATAGACTCTTGCAGTGTGGCCTTCACCACCCTCTCGGTTCCATCCTTTTTCTTGTACAGGATATCACAAGTATGATCGATCAAAACGTTTAGTACTGATTGTTTGTTTAAGGATTCCATATTCCCCTTCCTCTCATGTCAAAATAAATGGTATTCGCAATTTCAAAGTGGCATCTTTCATCTGGATGATAACCAGGCATCTTTCCGACAAAATCTGGATGTTTCTCATCCATGAACATATCAGCATACCTTATTTGTGATAGTTCCGGCATAGATTTCAGTTTCTGCCACTTATTATATAATTTATCATAAACCTTTGCTTTTGTCAAGAAGGAAAGGTAATTTTCTTTGCCCTTGTAATCAAAGAACCACTCCGCGTCTGATAACATGAAGACTAGTTGATCTACTGGTGTGTTGCCCTGACCCCGTTCAACGAGTTCCAAACATTTCAAAGTACTTTCAATTGTATAGATTAAATCGAGGCCATCCCAAACGTAGAGCGGAATACCTTTAGCCCTAAAAAAGTATATCATCGTTTCGATCAGTCTCATATTATCAAGAGATTGAAAGATCGTCGAATTGAATTTGTTATGAGCCTTTACGTCTGATTTCTTGGCGGCTGAACCCATTTTTGTCTGCAAGATTTCAACCTCTGCGTTAGTCCAATGAGCGTATTCTTCTATTGGGTATGCATCATTCTCTGGACAATACATTCCACCCCTAACCCAATTTTCCCAATCATCCATCCCATAGTGAGCTCTAAAATATTTCTCGTTGATTGGTATTTGAAACCGTTCTGAACCAGACAACTGTATGATTGCCAAGTCGGGGTTTTCTGTAATAGTATCAAAGTAGTCCAACGTGGTGCGCCACGTTCTCCAGTTAGAACCACCACCTCTTGATAGGTTCACAACCTCACCCATGTTCAATATATCTTTGAGTAACGTGGACCACCTGTGTTTTGTTCTGTGTTCAAAATCAACGACTTGCATTGTGTCGCCGTTTGGAAGTGGTTTTGTTGTCTCTCCAAGTTCTGCGCCCAGAGTGATAGAACATCCATTTACAAATAGTTTAGTCATTGGTTTCCCTGTCTATTAACCACCCCAATTTTGATCTAAGAGATTTGTCGAGTCTTCTAAACTGCGCCAGTTCAGTTTCACTCAGTTCTTCTGTTTCTTCTATTTCTGGTATCACAACCTCCTCCACCACCGTATCATCTATACTCACTGCTGTGATTACCTCACCCCGTCCCTGCATCCATGTCATGTTTGCTGAAATAACCAGAAGAATAGCGAGAGGATCGAATACCAGAACAATAAGGATAATAATCCAGCGGACAGCTGCATCAAAATGATCTTGCGCTTCGTCTCCATAAATTAACTCCGCAATGTATTTTAGAGGCCCAACTTCCGCCTCAAGTGATAACCGTTCTTTCTGAAACGGTAAGAGGGTAGTTTGTGTTTCTTCAATAGAAGAGTACGCAGCAGTGATCTGCTGGTTGAGGTTTTCCCTTTCTTCTTTTTGTGAATTCCGTGTAGCAATTGCTCCAGTTTCGCCTCTGATTCTGTCATATTCAATGAGCGTTGCAACTGTGGTGTCAAGTTGCTCCAGTACGGTTTCTGCGTCCTTGATAATCGTTTGCTGATACGCAATGCGGCGTTCCAAGGTTTCGATTTGTAATTCATTATTACCTCCCGCGTTCACGGTCTGTTCAATGTGTGCCTTTGATAAGAACCCAAAGATTCCTATACTGGTTATGATGGACAACACCACAACCGCAACAGTAAAATAGGATTTTAGTAGAGTCGCAGCAGTATCCCAATTTCTATACAACCAAGATGCGGTGACCAGTTTCGCCACCTCCAACACTGCACCCATAGTGAGAATGGGAATCGCAGCTGCGGGGAAAATTGCCATCAGTCCCACGATGGAAAACCATCCCGCGACTGCGGAAACTGATAGTGCGGATACCACTAACAGGGATAAGAATATCATTGGAATGTCTTCTCTTCTAATTCCAGCAGCGTTATCTTGTCATGTTCATCTTCTTCACTGCCTATGAAACTGGTTTTGAATGGGGTCAAATCTTCTATGTAGTCTTCTGCCTCTGCCGTAAGATTAAACTTCGGGGAAGGCAATAGGGGTGACTCACACTCCATTGACATGACATCATCAAAAGAGATTGTGGTGAAGTTTGGGTCTTGATGTCTCTGTTGATAAAACAAATACACCTCTGTCATTT